TTATTGATGCCTTTGCCGCTACTTAACTCTGATCTAAGTGAAGTAACTGCTGAAGCTGCCGCTGCTGCATTCGTAACTGCGGTATTAGCCGTTTGTTGCGCTGTAGCAGCTGCACTGATTGCATCAGCAGTTTTCCCTTCATTCGTCGTTAGACGTGAATCGAGAGAAGTAATCTTTGATGTATTTGCGCTAGTGTTTGTGGCATTAGTTGTGATTTGCGTTTGTAAACTAGATAAAGTGCCGTTCGTACTCGATTTATAAGTTTCAATGTTGCTTAACAGAGCCGCATCTTCTGACTTGCGCTGAGTTGTTTCAGTCGTTAGTCCATCATTTAAATTAGATATTGCAGCGACGCGTGCAGAGCTTTCATCAGCAATTTTTTGATTCAACTGGTTTGTCGAAGTTGTTAAATCACTTGCAACTTTTGCAGCAGCAGTTTTCGCTTCAGATGCTGCTGTGTTTGCTGTTAATGCTGAAGCAGCGGCTTGATCGGCTGTATTTTTTGCATTTGCCGCAATTGCACTTGCATCATTTGCAACCTGCTGAGCTGAAGAGGCTTGTGCTTGAGCAGTTAAAGCTGCTGTTTGAGCATTCGATGCTGCTGTTTTTGCCTCCGTTGCTGCTGTTTGTGCATTAGTAGCAGCAGTTTGAGCACTACTCGCCGCAGTTTGAGCATTAGTAGCTACTTGTTTTGCCGACTCTGCAACATCAACTGTATTTTCTATTTTTCCTTGTAACTCTTTAGCAAGGTCAGTTTCAGAAATATGTCCAGTGATCAGGTCTAAAACAGCATCTGGGTCGGAAGTTGTGATTCCATTTACCCAATCAGACCACGGTCCCACATTGCCGATACGGTCAATAAGACGGCCACGATAGAATTGTTTTAGATTCGGTTGTAACCCCTGGATTGTGTTGGTTGTTGTCGGGTAAGCAAACAATCCCAATTGTGAAATATTTGTTGATCCATCCGGTGAAACTTCAATTTCAGTATAGGCTGTATCCTTCGCACCGACTGATGGAAACCCCCAATCTAGTTTCATCCCAAATAAAATACCGGTAGCACGAATAAATGCTAACTTGGGTGGTAATCCTGGTTTGCCTCCAATATCGGTTAATACTGAAGAGACTGGTAAAGATGCGATTTCAAAAGCAGAAATTGCCGTAACTCGAGCTTGATATTTCCCCGAGTAAACACCAGGTACTTCGACTGAATTGTTGCCCGTTAAAGGTAATTTAATCCATGATCCGTCATCCTTTCTCCACTCTACAAGATACTTAACTGCACCCTTTGCTTGTGTCCATGACACAATCATTGTGGTGATATTTAAGCCTTGATCAACCTTACTTTCACTGGTAATCAATACATCTTTTACTGGTTCTTGGATTGAAGGATTAATAATTGAAATCGGTGCGTCTTCAAAGAAAGCTCCATTATCGATTTCATCAAATTTTTGCGGGTTATATTGAAGTGCTGTAACACTGAACTGGTGTTTTTCCTCTTGTGCGATTGAAATAACACGAAACTTCATTGTCGCTAAGTCTTGAGCATCCAAGACCCAAACGTTTTGAACTGCAATTGAATTTTCATCAAATGGTAGAGTTACTGTAACAACGCGGCCTGAGATTGATTGCACGATTCGAGTTTGTGCTTTGCCATTCTCACCATTGATAACAAGTCGATCACCTGCCTTTGCAATGACATCATCCCGATCAAGGGTAATACTTTTAAGGTCAGCAGAAATTTTAGATACACGTCCGCCATTGGCGCGTCCCGCGAATAACTCATCTGCAATTTCTATTACTCTACCCGGTAAAGGGATATGACCATCTAAACCAACTTTAAATGAAACAGAGCGTGTTTCTTTTTGTTCTGACTTTAAAGCCCATTGACCCGCGCGCTGTGCTTGGCCACGTGATGTACATCCCCACGCATCAAGCTCAAGAATACGAACTTGACCAGCTTCGGCAATTGCCTTCTCGTCCCGTACAAATTCATATTCTGTTTTATAATGATTTGCTGGATTATCCCAAGCAACCTTAACTACGTTGTGACGATCACGTGCACGTGTACCAGAATACTCAAACATGCCACCAATGACATTTGCTCGGGTATAAGTGAAGTAAGTATCTTGTGGAATATCTGCATCACAATGGATACTTGCACCATCCCAAAATGCTATCGCACGAAAAACTCCGGCCAACTTTGTTAAAATACTGAAAGCTTCACCAGCACTTTGAAGGTAAACGTTACAAGTAAAACGTGGTTCTTGTCCCCCTAATCCATCAGATACCATCTGATCACAATATTGGGCAAGACGATATAACGACCACTTATCAATCATTAACGGCGTTAATCGATCTCCTAAACCGTAACGATCATTTGTGCATAGGTCGTAATAAATCCATGCGGGGTTGTTTGAATAGGCGCGCTTAAAAGTACCGTCCCAAATTCCGACGTATTGGCGAGTTTGAGGGTTATAGTTACTAGGTACTAAAAGTAAGGTTCCTTTTAAATCAACAGCAACTTTTGCAACATTCCCGAAAGTTTCTGCATCATATTGGAGCCCAAGTAAGGCTGTATTCGGGTAGCGTAGTTTTGCATCTACTACTTCAGTAACCGCTTCCACATACATCTTGTCACTGACATACTCAGATGTTGAGTTAGGTGTAATACGACGTATACGTAAAATCCAACCTGTATCTGCTTTAGGCAAATCTATACGATGTGCTCGCTCATAGTTAGCAGAAGTTTTGTCTGATATTTTTGTTTTTAAAACTTCATTCCATGAGCCGCCATCAGTTTGAATATCAATTGCATACTCAATTGTTAAACCACTAACATCCCCATTTGTAGCGTTTTGGCTACGTAAAGGCCCCCACTTTAATCGAACTCTTACCGCATCAAGATCAATATTGCTAAAAGCTCTTACCCAAGGACTACCAGACTTTAATTCGACTCCTACAGCAGTTTCGCTCTCAATCGCAGGGAATCCTTCAATATAATCTTGGTCGTTAGTACCCTTTCGAAAATCAACTTTTACATTTGAAAAGCTAAGGTTCCCATTTGCATCTAGTAAAGGGGTTTCTTCGAGAAAAATTGATTTATTGCCGTTAGCTAATCCTTCTACTTCACCCTCTGCTAATCCATATAAAATTTTAATGAATGTTTTTGATTGTGCTGAATCAGGAGCAATTACAGGTTGTCGAGCTTCGTTATCGCCCTTTTTCGCGCCTATCACCTTCGTCATATTAAATCTCGCGCAATAAAAAAGGCGCTTAAAGCGCCTTGAAAATATATTTAACTTTTACATCTGATCTTCAGGATACTGGCCTGCACTCACAATGAAGCCACCAACTTCGCGCTGGCCATAAAGAACGGGAACTGGATTACCTTGAGCAACTGTAGTTACAGCTCCACCAAAACCCTTATTGGCTTTATTGCCATCTTGGTTTTGATCTTGTGTGTTATCGATTTTAGGCATTAACATCATTGCGATGCCGCCAACCATCATCCCAACACCTGCCGCAATCACAGAAGGTGCAAAAGCTTGAGTACCCGGTATATAAAGCATTACAACCCCGACAACCACCATGACTGCTCCAAGGATAGTCTGTAGAGCACCATTCCCCCCTGCTCCTACAACTCTAGGTACTATGTGAATAACTTCGGCTTGAGTGTTCATATCAAGCTGTTCTTCACCTATATTGTCCCCAGTAATTAAACGCTTGGTTTCATGGTCATAAATTGATGTTTTTTTCTTTCCACGCTTATTGCTTGAGTTCTTACTTTTTAGAAAAACAGCAAACTGTAGACCTTGCTCATGTGCTCGTAACATAAACTTCTCAAAGCCATCAATCTGAACTGATAAGGCTCTCATCGCCTCTCTTGTATTTACCACATCAAGTTTAAATTCTCGACCGAACTTTTGCCCAAGTACGCCATGCAATTTAATTGTTTTTAACATCTCGGTGCCTCAAAATTTTTACAGTGCGTTCTAGCCATTGCTGGCCATATATTTCCCGTACTGATTTTCGATTATAGGGATGATGAAGAATTAGAGTAGAACCAATACAGTTTTCAGTTTGTTCAGTTTTCAACTTTCCATTATCTCCCAGCCAAATCAGTGCATGATTGGGATGCTCAGTACGCCCTACACGGCAAATCAACATATCGCCATATTGAGGAGTATCTACTTCATAGAACCCTGCTTTCTCGTAGTTTTCTAGGTAAAGTGAGGGATGATCTTTATCTTCCCACCAAGCATCATTTCGTTCAAAATCCATAAGCACGATACCCAATTCACGGCTATAAAAATCGCGAATAAGTGCATAGCAATCTTGCCAGCCATGGAAATAATTTCGACCAACCAGTGGTGCTTGATAACCACATGGCTCATATACGGCGAAATCTAGATCAGGATACGAACAAATCACCCAAGGTTTTTTATGCAATTCAATTTGAATCAAATCCAGTTCTGAAGCTCGTGTAGTGCCATCAGGATGGGAATGAACATAAGCTAAGATTTCGCCTTGTTCTTCTGCAATAGTTAAATCTTCAGGGTGGATTTCGAACTGATCAGATTTAGCTGAAACATTGCGGCAAGGAATATATTCTTTGCCTACAATCGCTCCACAACACTCTTGTGGATAGCATTCATCAGCATGAGCCATGATTGATTTTTTGATCTTTGCAGTTAGCTTCATGAAATTTTTCTCAAGTTAGACAGTTTTTCTGGCCACTGACCACATCCAGTAGTGACTACAGCCCAATCTCCGTCTATTTCTAGAATTTGTACTTGCATCCCATTACCTGAGACTGCCCGACCTACCACCCAAAATTCAACAACTTCACCGACTGAAAAGTTACACACAACACAACTCACATAAGACTTGAAGCAGGGAACCCACCGAACGGTAACGACTTGTTCTCTCCAAAACGCAGACGACAAGAACTTAGACGGCCACCGCATCTATCCAATGCTGGGTCATCTGTTGGTTCATCCTTATCTGTAAACATTGCTGTACCCGTATAACCGCACTCTTCTTCGCGATATTTACCGACCATACACCAATGGCAAAGTGATGTGATTTGACGAACAGGGATTTTCAACCCCTCAAAGTCAATCGGATTTGAAAGTTCAAAAGTTACTTGCTGAGCATTTTCAGAAGTCTTTTGCTCGATATACCAAATTTGCTCTTTAGCTTCATTCGATGCAGATGGATTACCATCAATAAAGTTTTCGGCATCAAGATATTTGGATAAGGTGGTAATAACTTTAAGTTTAGCGCCAACAAAATCTTTACATTGAAGACAATAGGCCGAAATAGCCCCTTGAATTCCATTCATATTATTTGCAATTGTTAGCGTTGGTGCTGAAGCTTTACCATCGGAACGCATTTCCAACCCTGAAACTTCTAGGCTAATAGCCTCAAAAGCTTGCCCTTGCCAAATAATATTTTCTGCCTGTTGGTGGCCATGAAAACGTAAAATGCCAACCCCATAGGAGTCAGCATCTAGTTCAAACAGTCGGACTAATCCATCCAGTTCAAGTTTTTGAAAGTCACTCTGCAAAGACATACAAACTCCTTAAGCTTGAGCTGTAGCTTCCACAACTGGAGTATATTCAACGCTAATTTTTTTCGTCGCTTCATCATATTTTAGATTTAATGTATTCACATTAATCCCATAAAGAAAGCCTGAGTTCTGAATAGCTTGAATAACCCATTTAGTAATATCGGCATCTAATAAGGTCATATTTCCATTAGCACCGCCGCCTGGTGTGACGACAATGCCCACGGAATTAGATGGTCGGTCATAATTAATGGTTAGTGTCTCAATTTTACCTGCTGGTAAATCATTACTAAAACTACGCGCATCTGCCAACTGAACACGTAATTCACCGACAAAATAAGCTTCAGCAATATCTAAAGTTTTAATAGCCATTGTTCTGCTCCTTCAAGCAAAAAAAAAGCTCCTTAAAGGAGCAATAGGAAAAATGATTAGGGAGTAAACACTTGTTTAAAAGTTGTGGAAATTCGCCAGTAATCCCCACCCAAACAAATTGGTTGATATTCTCCAGTTTTGACTTTGACTTCTCCATCCAATGGCGAATCCCATAAAAAAGATTTTGCACCTTTATGCAGATCGAAGAATGCTTTAATTTCCAAAATTTCAGCTTTTTTCCCTGTTCGTTGATATGTCCACTCGCCTACGCGATTGTTTATACCTACGCTAGTACTTTGTTCATAACCGTCGCCAAAATTCGTCGTTAAAACATTGAATTTATTAGTCTGGGAGTTACCTTCTAAATCTTGTGCCCAAGTAAATTTAAGTAAGCTCATAATATTTCCAGAAGTTACATACTCTAAATCATGTAAACATTTTTGTTGACAGTGTAAACAGAAATGTTTACAATAGCACTATGTTAAACAGATAGAGGAAAAAGTGAAACGTAAAGATTTGATGAAGTTCCTAAGTCAACTTGGGGCTGAGTTTAAAGAGGGAGGTAAACATACCAAGGTTTACTTAAACGATAAACAAAGCACAATCCCTAGACACACGGAAATCGACGACTTCTTGGTAAAGGGAATAAAAAAACAACTAGGAATCGAGAGTTAACTCTCGGTTCTTTCATCAAATCTATATTCACTTGGAGATTATTATGCAATATCCGGCAACTTTTACCTTAAACCCAAAGACTGGTTGTTACTTTGTCGAATTTAGAGATATACCTGAAGCATTAACACAAGGCTACTCTATAGAAGAAGCAACTGAGGAAGCAAAAGATGCGCTTATAACGGCGATGGATTTCTATTTTGAAAATAATAGAATTATACCTATGCCTAGTCCTGCACAAGAAGGTGATCATCAAATCGATCTACCTTTAAGTATCTGGTCTAAAATTCTTTTGCTAAATACAATGCTTGAACAAAATGTTAATCAGTCCGAACTTGCACGTCGTTTACATGTTCAACGTCAAGCCGTTCAGCGTCTGGTTGACTTAAGCTATACAACTAAAATTGATGCTGTTATAGATGCCCTAAAAGTCTTAGGTAAACATCCTGTTTTATCTATAGCCTAATCAAAAAATGAAAAAACTGACCTCAATTTATTGGGGTCAGTTCCTATAAACTAGTCAAAAATAAAATTCGACCATCTTAATTAAACTATACGTCAATTTTCATTTAAATGAAAACTCTAGATTTAAACTATCTTCTTAGCGCATTGTAAAGAGTACCGCCCTGTCTCAACTCTTTTAACATCACCTGTCTAATGGCATTGCCAAGAACATCGCCAAGAGCTTTTGCTTGCCCATCGGAATCAACATTTGTTGAGCCATCCGCATTAACAGTGACAGTAACTGTTACAGGCGCACTTATTACATCTCCACCTTGAGGAAGCTCAGCAATAGATGCGACCATTATCTGTTTATTGGATGAATTCGGCAGCTCCCCAGTTTGGTTCATATAATTAAGATTATCCAAGCCAATTTTTTTAGCTGAAGATTCTTTAATCATAAATTCTTCATTTGAAGCCCAAATTGGAATGCTGTCACTAGTTCCTGTGCCTGGTCCCTTAATTTGTCCACCAGTTGCGAACCCTTTTGCAGAGATAGCAGAAACTGCTTGAGTTAATGCACCTGTCTGTGCAACTGCCATCGCTACGGCTGGAATGTTATAAGGGAAAGCGGCAGAGGCCCATGCTTTACTAATTGCTTCTTTACTTGATAGCAAGGTACTGGCAATTGCAAAGCCCTTTTGCATAGCAAATAACATTTTGTAAGTTTTGGATTGTTCCCCTCCAAAAGCTTTAGCTATACCAGACATATCGCCAATTAAGGATGAGTAACCAGAAAGGGTTTGAGCATTTAAACCATTCTGCAACTCTCTAGATTTAGATGAATATTCACTATCCAAATATAATTTTGCATCTAAGTAAGCTTTATAGGCATCTTGCAACATCTGATACTTTTCGGTTTCTCCCAAATCTACATTGTTATTAATTGAAGTTTTTACGTCTTGATAATCACCATTTAAATTAGTTTGCTTAGAATCCAATTCATTATTAAGATTCCATTGTGCTAATTCATCAGGTTTAAGAGTTGCCCGAGCCCAAGATTCAGCTGCACTTTGGTTCAATTTATTAATTTTGTCTCTAATATTTTGAACAGCTTGCTGAGTAGCTTTTACTTTTTCATCCTGAGTCTTAATATAGTTTTCTAAATCCTTTTCATAAGCTTTTTGTTGAAGTGCAAGTAATCGATCTCGTTCTGTAGGATCGTTGGCAAATTTTTCATTAATCTGTTTTATAGCTTCCTTATTATCTTCGGCAAATTTTTCTAAATCGGTATAATACTTTTCCTGTATTGATTTTCGATCTTTTGCAACTGCCTCTTCTGTAGCTTTTCTTGCTTCTTCAAATTCCTGAATGTCTTTTAAAATTTCAGTTGGATCATCATGAATAAATCCTGCATCTTTAGAGGTTTTCCCGTTTAAACCTACTAGCCATTTATTTACAAGATCAGGAAATTGTGTGACTTCTCTAACACGATCAGGTTTCCCTTTTACCGTTCCAGTATCTTTGAATCGTTGTGCACCAGTTAAACCTGCATTGTGCGAACGAATTGCAGCCTCCCACGATCCTAATTTCTCATATGCATATGCTAAATTTTTAGCTACGACTTCAGCAATAACCGGTAAATTCTTAGAATCGGCAATAGTAATTCGATTATCTTTTCGATAATCCTCTGTCGTTTGAAAATATCCAACTGCTCCTGTCCGGCTACGGGCATTTTTCTCCCCCTTCGATTCTTGAGCCATTAATGCAGCTAACATATTTTTAGGAAGCCCATATTTTTCTTCTAATTTATCCAATCCATTTTGTGAAGCAAGGACAGATACTTTTTTAAGCATATCAATTTCTAAGGATGATAATTCATAGTTTTTCTGTGCATAATCAGCCTTTTTCTTAGCTTGTTCAGTAGCAGCTTGTTCTAATTTTGTCTTTTGATCTTGTATATCTTTTATTTCTTTATTAACTGCAAGCAGACGTCTTGCATTAGCTAGATCATTTAATGCGGCAGGAGTCTGCATCTGTTGGCTATCATAATTATGTCTCTTTGCCCATTCTTCAAAGACACCTAATTCGTCTTCAGAATATTTATTACCAAATTTTTGTCTTATTTTTAGCTTATATGAACTTTCCATATAGTCAGTATTAAAGGTCTTCATATATTCTGAATATGCAGCTTGCGCTCTCTTAGATGCAGCTTCAGCTTCTAAAAGTTTTTTATTGAATTTGTCTTGTTTATCAGTCGCTTTGCCCGTTGTTTCCGATAGTGAATTTACTACATTTTTTTGTTTGAGGTATTCACCACTTAATTTAATCGAAGTCGCAGCTTGCGCATCAATTTTTGCTTTCGATTCTTCTGACACACCTGACAATTTATTGATTTCAGAAGATAGTTGAGCAGCTGTTAAATTTCCCTTTTTAAACTCCATTGCCAAAGCACTAGCTGATTTGGAGGCTTCCCCAGTTGAACCATCAAAACGGCCGATATTAATGGCTAGACTAATTAAATTGCTATTTGCCTTGTTATATTCATCCGTGAGCTCTTCCAATGATTTTTTTTCAGCACGTAGTTGTGTACGTTGAGATGCAACATCCATTTCTTGATATTTTTTTATTACCTCCGCAACAGAAATACTGTGTTGATTAAGTGACTTTGTGGCTTCATCACTTTTATTTTTCATAAAGAAAAATGCAGCACCTGCTGCTAATCCTTGTACAGCCAGCAATCCCAACCCTGCTGGCCCTCCAAGAAATGCCATTGCACCTCTTAAAACCCCCATTGCACTTGCAGTCTGCATTGTTACTCCTGCCATTCTTGCAAGAGTCATTTGATAGCGAATTCCCTCTATCATCCCAAGGGTAAATTCTTTAGTTAAAATTGCACCCTGAACGGCTAGTTTGACTCCTAAAGCCGTACCTAAAGCAACAGCTGCTGCAGAGATGTTATCCATATTTGATGCAACCATATTAAAAATTGGAACAATTCCATTAATTAAGGTTGCTTCTACACCTTGCCATTGCTGGTTCATAATCCATAGATTTTCTTTTGCTTCTGATAATTTTTTTATCATTGCATCATCCATGATTGATCCTGCACGTTCCGCAGCATCACCATATTTTTTAAAGCCAGCTCCCCCATTTTCTAATAAAGGAATAAGCAAAGAAGAGTCAGAAATAATTGCTTCCATATAGAATTTCATATCATTTTGACTAGCATTTGCTTTTACTAGGGAATCATAATAAAGCTGTAAGGCTTCTGGTCCTGATAATTTTTGAAATTGAGAAATTGTCACACCTACTTTGGGCGCAATATTCTTGAAGAAATCAGCTAAAGGCCCACCCGCCGTTTGTTGATACTCACCGATACGGTCTTGCATGTCTTTCATCTGGTCCGCAAATTTATCAATACTGATCCCAGCTGTTTCAGCCCCTTTTGCGTAATATTGAAAAACTGTTGTACTTGCATTAGCTAACTTCGCTAAGTTTTTAATTTCATTTCCAGCATCAATAGCTCTTGTAACAAATGCAGTTAGGCCAGCAACTGAAGCTCCCGCCATGACTGCACCAAAAGCTTTTGCAGCTATACTTGCTACATTAAAACTCGAAGCAATATTTTCACTTGAAGATCTGGCTTTCCGTTCAGCCTGATTTAATGGCTCGATAAAATTACCTATTCGAGTCACTAAATCTAACGTTAGGCTTCCAAGATTGTTCGTAGCCATACTTTTCTCCAAGCATAAAAAAACCTCGCATTTGCGAGGTTTTCAAGATTCAAATTTTGTTAATTCAATTGACTCTCAAAGCGAGTAAGACCTTCAAAGGCTAAAGTTTTTTTACCTTCGTCAATAAGATTCGTTTCAAGATAATTACCGCCAGATATACTAACTTTTAACCAGACCCTTTTAGCATTTAAAATTTTAGTCAGGGTTTGTTTATCGATTTTAAATCGTTGATAAGACTCTTTATAATTTCCTGTTAGTGTAGAGTCATGTGCAAAGTTGATCCTATCTGCTTTTATAATTTCACCATCAATATTAAGTAGTAAATTACTCATGGCAGCAAAGTAATTTAATGTACTTAATTCCAGTACTACTTCATCAGGATTACTATTTTTCCAATTTGCACCAAGCATTAAACATGCACCACCAAATTTAGCGCATGAAGAAGTCCCATATGATCTCATTGTTATTTCAGTGGTTCCATCAAAACCACTCTTTTCAACGCTTATCCCTTTTGGTGCTGCCCAAGATAAACAAGGTATTAACAAAGTCAAAAATAGTATTTTTTTCATGAACCCACCAATAGTTATAAAGTTTCAACAATTTAACAAAGGGGTTAATAAAAAACCACCCCCGAGGATGGTTTAATACTACGGCTTATTTTTGATTTTAAGTAAACGTTCTTGCTCAAATGTTAAAGGTGCTGGTTTATCAAAATGCGGTAGATAGTCAAAAATCTGCAAACCTTTAACGCCTTTTGAAGATGCAAACATTAACTTTAATTCTGCCATCACCTCTTCAACACGCAATCCTATATTCAAGCTTCCACGTTTTCTACGGTAGGCGTCCCACTTCTGGATTTCCTTGAACGAGAAGGTCGTTTCAACTTCTTCGATTGACCTTCCGGTAACGATTGCGATTTCGATGATGAGCTCTTCTCTGTCGTCGATTTCAATGTCTGCTTTCCCAAGACATTAATTTCAACAATCTTCCCCCAAATGATATCAACTAAGGATTGACTGAAATGCACACGAACTTCATCTTCAGTAAAGGTTGGGGTGCCATCTTTATCAGTAATACAACTTGCCAAAATTCCTGCAAGGGCTTCCTTATTTTCGCCGTAAGCTTTCATATTAGCCACAGCTGACTGATAGTTAAACGGCTTAATATAGGTCGAAAATTCAGACTCCTCACCATTTACTAAAACTTGTACGGTTACCTTTTCTGGCTTTCCGATCAATATGCCTTTTTTAATTTGATCTGCACTTAACTGTTTCATATTTTTAAAATTCCAAAAAAAGCCCCTTTAAAGGGGCTTGTAAACGTTTAAAAATCCTTAAGCAGTTCCCTGCTTTTTCAATGTGTCAAAAGCTGGTGTTTGGCGTTTCATTGGAATCGTATGATTAACCAATGAATCTTTATCAAAAATAGGTGGCCCTTTGCGTAATTGAGCTTGGAATTGGGTCCATGAGCGCCCTTGCGGCACTGTCACAATGTCACCATTCAATGTTGGTTCAGCTGTACCATCTGACCATCCAACAAATACTTCAACTTTAGCTTTGTTTTGAGCTAAGTCTAAAATGATGACGTGAGTTTCATTTTCAGGATCAGTATTAATCTTCAAACTTCCTTCACCAGGTTTAACCAAACCATATTCAGAAGTAGACGATTCGCGCTCCTCCATACATGTAGTTTCAATCTCTGTAACGCTGTCATCACCAACTGACAATTCTGTAATACATTCAATCTTGGTTAAAACAGCAGGAGACCCGTGTTTTACCCATGTTTCTGTGCCTTGTGTTAATACGCCCATGAGTGGACTCCTCTTTTCATACGGCGAAAAAAAACCCCGCAAATGCGGGGTTCAAAAATGAATAAACCTCACTTTTGCGAGGTTCTACAACTTGTTAAAAATTTACGTATTTAAGTCTTGCGTTTAACAAACCAATTAGCATCAAACCCTCGGGTAAATAGTTTTGTAGCTGTCTCTTTACCATTGATCATAGAGTTCAGAATATAGCTATGCTCACCTAGGACCGAACGGATTGCGTCTCGAATATCAGTTGCTCTAATTAAATCCGTGTCATATACCATTACTTGATACATCACATGGTCCAGTTTAGCTTGTCGATCTAAATGATTTTCAGATAAGGCCGTTAAGGTTTGCCATACTGCATAAGGGGGTTCCATTCCTTCAGGCGCAACATCCTCATAAACCTTTAAATCCTCACCTAATAAGGCTTTAATTTCAGAATTTGCATTTAATATTTTAAAAACTGGAATATCGCTCATAATCTTGCCAACTCTAAATTTAATGCTTCATTAAAGACTTCGGAGAATTTTGTAGTTACCTCTTGAATATTGTTTGATAGAGCTGTCCGCATAAAAGGAATTGCTGGTTGATGTGAACTACCGAATTCGACCCAACGCCAGTGACGTGTATCACCTCCACTAGTATCTGGTGGATTAGGATTTGAAAATGAAGCCCCACCTCTTACCCCAACACGCATTTTTATATCTCTAGAACTGCGCGTTTTACCAGCTTGAGTAGATATGTTTTTCCAGATTTTTTCGGTAGTTGCTTTATTATCAATTCTTTTAGCGTTTTCTCTTGCTGCATTTCTAACAATATTCATAGCTTGTCTAGCTGCACGGCGAGTAATTCTTTTTACTTTCTTATCATCAGCTAATTGTCTTAATTTATATTCGAGATCAGTTAGGCCTTCTATCTTTACCTCTACAGACATATAACCTCCTAATCAGGAAAACGCTCAATTCCGCCACTCAACATGAATGTGCAATATTCATTGCCTTTCCCTGAATCATCCAATGCTGGGCTATCTATCGCGTAGATAATTCCCTTATGAATTACTCGCATTGTTGTATCAATATCCGTGCGATATCGAATTTTAATTCGTGCCACTATTTGTGCGTTATTGGCTTGAGATGCAATTAAATCTTTGCCTGAAACATGAGTTATCTTTGACCAAAGAGTTTTATAATCAACCCATTTACCCGGCAAAAAATTCCCGTTCTCATCCCGACCATTTTGTTGATGTCTTTGGATTACAACTCTATGTCTTAGTTCACCAGCTTTCACTTTAGACCCCCAAAGTTATTCTGAATGGAAATAAGGTATTTTCAGCCGATATAGGTAATTCATTCGTAGCTTCACGGGTTTCGTATAAATAACCGAAAGTTAATAACACACCTGCTCGAATCAATGGATTAATTAAAATGCCATTAATTCTCATTGCGGCCTCAGTACGCGACTCTCTTCGAATTTGTTTTGCTTGTTCTAAATAAAAATCTCGTTCCTCTTGCTCAGAAGTATTATTTGCACATGCTTCTAATTGAGCTGCTTTTGTTTTTGCTTCATTTAAAATGCTGGCCACTTCTTCATAGCCAGCAATTTTGTCAGCGTCACTTGCATAGAAATAACGCCCCATGAATCGTGCTGCCATTAGTTCAGCAGACTCTAATTTTCTCTGAATTTCAGAATCATCATCGTCATCAATTTTTTGGTGAGATTTAGCTTCGTTAATAGTCAGCACAGACATGTTTTATTCCTTTGCAGCAGCAGAACGAGTACGTTTTGATTTTGCTTTTACTTCTTCTTCACCAGCTTCTTGTGTAGGTGTTTCTTCTGAAGTTTGTTCTTCACCAGAGGTGTCACTTGCAGGTGTCTCTTCCGAAGCTTGTTC